AAGAAAACGTATCCACACGATGAAGTTGCTTTGGCATAAAGCCTGAGCCTGAAATCGCCCTGTTACTGACATTACCATAAACACCAGTTGGCGACACATACAAAGCCTTGCTTTGTGAAATTATTCTAGTTCTAGAGATAGCCATGTTAATTTAAATTAAAAGTGAAATGTTTACACTTTCTTACACGGATTTAAAGTCTAGGGAAACGATAAGTGCATAATTCAAAGTCTATATAGCCAATAGAAATGTTTTTATTAAGGTTTTCTCTGATTTTCTCTGAAACCACCTTGGAAACCGAAACATCTTCAATATGAGACTTCACTGGACTTGACTGAGCAGCAATTAAATCGTCGTAAATATAGGGAAAATCTTTAATTGAGAAGGAAAAACCGTAAGGAAAATCTTCATATGGCACATGTGTAATATCCCTTCTAACGTCATCTCTAAACAGAGAAAGAACAGAATCTAACGTGTAGTTATCAAAAGACAGAACCATGACCCTGATTCTTGTTTTAGTGTTTTCCTCGCCACCAAAAGAAAATTCAGTGTTCTCTGAAGAGGCTACAGAAATAAAGCAAGCAGGTAAAAAATACGTTGTTTCATCGAATTCTGTCGTTTTCCCATATTGATAGGGCAACTCAGTCGCGCTATCTTTGAAATCTGAATGCAATATAATTTGTGCATCTGTATCATTTGTAATGTAAGTATTTACTTCTTTTACAGTAGAATTAGCTGTTAATGCGGTATCCCCTATGACAGCGCCAGAGGCAGCAGGGAAAATTAATCTTCCATTTTCATAATCAGTATAAACAGAAGTTGTATCATAATTACCTGTTATAAAGTTGCTTCCTAGAAAAAAACCAGAGTTAGGTTGATCAACTTTATGCTCACCAACTAGTGATCTATATTTACCCTGAAAAGCAATATGACTAGAAGGCACATCTGGGAAAGACCCAGAAGTAAAAGCATTACTTAGGTTTGTTTTATAAGCCTTACAAGAGTCTCCTAATAAACGGTTTTCAAACCATAGATAGAAACTCGATAAAATATTCTGGTCAAATTGAGCTTTCATGTATCTAATCTTAATAGCCTCTTTTTAAAATCTTCTATTAGTTTCCCAATATACGGCATTCTAGTAAAACTTACACCAGAAGACCTGTTTTTGGCCTGTATGCCTGTCCCCGCCCTAGAAGAATCAAAACCCGTGGAGCTAAATAAGTATTGGCCTAAGTTAGTTAATCCACCTTCTTCAATGCTTTTAGCCCAGCTTTTGCCAGCCATCCAAGGGATAGGTGTTAGTGAATAAATTTCATCTGCCGAAGGTATAAAAAATGTAACTGTATATTGCCCCCGAGTATTTCTTCTCCTAACTTTAAATCTTATTTTTGCATTAAAAATCTGAGATATAACATCAGTTGGGTCTGCGCCTCCAGAAAAACCAATAAAAGAATATAAGTTTCCGTATCCACCAAGTGTTCCACTGGTATTACTAGCCCTTGGTCCAGCATCTAATTCAACTGTTATTGGGTGAACAGTGAAATTCTTAACTAATTCTTTTTGCCTCTCTTGTATCTTTGGCTCGATGACACCCCTGAGAGCCATAGCCATGCTTTTACTATTCGGGCTATCTACAGTTAGCTCTCTTAAAAGTTCTTTAGCATTAACCGTTACTACTGGCCTTGACGCTGATATAAACCCCTTTCTCGCCATTAGTTCTCACGCTTTAAAAATATAGAATAAAACTGAGCGTCAAATGGTCCGATTACTTTAGCATCTCCATCAACAATAAATAATTCATCGTCAACTTCAATTTTAGAACAAATTTTTATCTTTTCATAAGCATCAGATTTTACTTTAATTCTTATCTGACCCTCAGAAGCAAGGAGGCTCATTTGACCGTTGCCGTCTATAATGTCTTCCTTTTGTTCGTTTTTATAATAAATACGAGCAGAATATGTATACCTAGTAAGTTGATTCTCAGAAGATATTTTTGCGGTGTTTTTTGTTCTTCCGTAAAGAGGATTATAGTTAAGCTCTGCTGGCACAGATGATGCCTCTTTTACATAAACATATATGTCTCTAGCAAATGTGTCATGGACATCACTTAAAGCTGTGTTGATAGCAGTTTTTTCTGCATCTGTAATAAGGGAAGCCATACATTTATACTAATTTTCCAGAGAGATCAAAAGTTCCATCTGTTCCCGCCACCTGCAAGGGAGAAGACTTTTGGTAATTATATTGATATAAAAGGTTTGTTAACTTTTCATTAGAGTCTTCGGCCAAGTCTTTGTATGTCTTAGCTACAGAATTTTTATTCTGTCTTTGTATTGTTGTATCTCCTTCTTTAAGAGTTACCCAGTCAACAGAATCAGAATAAGTAAATGACCTTAAGGATTCTCTAGCAGATTTTTTGTAATACCAAATTTCATAAAGAGTTGAAAATATACTCTTCTCTACTGGCATCAATCCAGAATCAGTGCCGACCATTACAATGGCACCAGTGCTGTTTACTTCAAACTCTTCGTGTGTTAGAGCATTGAATTCGCCAATATTGACTTCTAGCCATCCAGAAACAAAACCAGTGTTATAAGAACCAGTGTCATTGGGGAAGTCGTAATTTACGATTCCGCTAGCTATAGAACCAAGATCATTCATTAATTAAAAACCTTCTTTAAATAACTTTACAGTAGATTCGTAATCTGGGGAACTTGGATCTATTACAGGTTTTGCTGTGCCTTGGACAGTGACGTTATGTTTTTGAACAAAAAAATCAAAAGACTTCATTAGAGATTTTTTAAGAAGATTAACATTTCTTTCTCTAGGAACTCCGACTCTAGCAGCCAAATCAGTTAATTCTGAGACTGAGGATGCGTCTACACGTTGCCTAAATACATCTCGGTGCAAAGTCCCATAAGGATTCATTCTAGGCATTCCTAGCAAATCCTCAAGCTCTTTAACCTCATCAATTCTTTTTTGCTTTTCGCTTCGATCCTTGCCGTCAGTGACATCAAACTCCTCAAGATGTTTTTTTTCTACACCTTTAGAGACATTCATTTTTTTAACTGGCTTTTTAGAAGATTTCTTTTTACTCATAATAGATGATAGGTGAAATATATAAAAAATCAATAAAAAAGAGCCGCCCCTTTCGAGGCGACTCTCTTTATGAGTAGCATTATCTTGCTTACGCTCCAGCGATTAAGCCGATAAGAGCCTTATTGTTGATACAAATACGACCCTCTTCAACTTTACCGTAGTAACCGATCTTGTTCTGACGAACAGAGAACTGATCATCAACAAGAACCTGAAACTCTGAAGGTGAACCTTCACCGATAACCGTAGGACGGATAAGAGCATCCTTAGAACGGTCAACACCAATGAGAATCTCATCAGTAGTTTGAGTCCAGTTACCACTTCCAGCAGGACCAGTAGGAGTAAGACCCTCGGCGGTTAACACAGCATCAAAGAGCTTGTTGTAACGCTGATTGACACCCATTTCGTTAATCTCCATGATATTAATACCATAGAAACTAGGAAGACCAGCAGCACTGTAAAGCTCTTGGCGAAGAGCCTCTGGTGCAAGTTGGCCATCAGCAGTAGTTCCACCAGCAGGTGAACCTTTGTCGTTGATTGGGTTATAAGCCATTCCGCGTAATTCCTCAACCATTTCTGGAGAGACAAGCAGATCGGTGATTCCAGACTTAACGCCACCAACTGGAGTTCCTCCACTGAAGGAACTGTTGATACGCTTACTCTTGGTAATCAAGTTATTCAAGTCAGCAAGAACAAACCTACCGCTACCTGCAACAGAGTCTATAATAGAACCTCCAGCAGAACCACTAGTGCCAGTTGCCTTTGCTAAGGCAGTAGCTAACACGTTGAAAGCAGTAGATGTTTGTTTAAGTAAAACTTCCTGAGCCATCCTAGTGAAAGTCTTGCTAACAACGTCAAGACGAGCCTTACGGACATACTTGCGATCAAACGCAAGAGCACTGTCCAAAGTGTAAGTCTGGAATTTGAGTTCGTTGTGAGCAGGGAAGACTTGACTGTATGGAAGACCCCCAGCAACCTGCTGAGAATACACCTCAATGTAATCCTCATCAGTGATATCGTGGAAAAGATCCAAAGGCAAAGATGGGTTATCATCTTCTCCATAAGAAATCGTGCTATACAGATTTCCAATAGTAGGAGCGTTGTTGATAACTTCGGACACTACAGGTCCAAGCAATTCTGCAACTGCTGCCTGTGCCTCATAAGCCTCTTCACGATTATTAGATCCCATTGCCTTAATTAAGGCCAACTGATCTTCAGTTCTTTTAATTGTGATTTTCATGATCGTAAAATATTAGCAGCTAAGTTTAAGGATTGCGTAAGCACCAGCGAATGCATCGGTAGTGCCACCCTGTGATTCCCTCAAGCCAGTAGCAATGAAGGTTCCGACTTTGTGAGCGTGATCAACGTGGTGTCCTCTACCTGCGGTTTGAGTAATACCAGTAATCGTTCCATCAAGAGAAGGAAATGCGAAATCATTAATCGCAGGAACCTTTCCATTAGTAAGACCCTTAGTATTGATAGTGAAAAGCCCTTTCGTAGCGATAGGAA